GTTATTGGGATTTATATACGGCTGGTAATAGTATACCTAATAATGCAACATTGACAAGTCTGACATCTCCTGCTGGCGATGTGTTATTATCAACAAAAGGATTTGTTGCAGGCGATAACTATACATTAATAGTAGAAGTAAGATAGATGAGTAAGAGAAAACCTAAAGACCATTCTTATGAGATACTCGAAAGAATAGTCGGCACTAAGTCAAAGGCAACTTTGGCCGAAGCGTTCAAATTAGCATTTGCAGAAAAGTATGATGTTAAGAGAGATGAAATTAAACACGGTATAGTCGATAAAGTCTATAACAAAGAAAAGGTGGAAAAATGAAACTAATTACAGAAACAATTGAAGATATCGATATCTTAACAGAAGCCAACTCAAAAGGTGGCAAAGATTATAAAATTAAAGGTGTCTTTATGCAAGCGGACATTAAGAACCGCAACGGTCGTGTATATCCAGTAGGCACTTTGCAAACTGAAGTTGCACGATACACACAAGAATTTATCAATAAGAAAAGAGCTTTTGGTGAACTTGGGCATCCTGACGGACCTACAGTTAACCTAGAAAGGGTTTCGCATATGATAACTAGTCTAACTCCAGAAGGTAAAAACTTCATCGGTGAGGCGAAAATTATGGATACTCCTTACGGCAAAATCGTCAAAAACTTAATTGACGAAGGCGCACAGTTGGGTGTATCTTCAAGAGGTATGGGTTCTATATCTAACGGCACAGTTGGTAAGGACTTTTATCTCGCAACGGCGGCTGACATTGTTGCAGACCCGTCAGCTCCAGATGCTTTCGTAGAAGGTATTATGGAAGGCAAAGAGTGGGTATGGGACAATGGCGTACTAAAAAGTAAAACCGTTGAAGAATACAAACAAGAAATAGAAAAAGCAAAAATGCACGAACTTGCAGAAGTGAAGGCAAAAGTTTTTGCGAATTTTATTTCAAAACTGTAAAAAAGTACGCAGATTATCCAATTAGCGTAAGCTGAAACGGCTGATTTGTATAAATAATTATAATTAACAAAATTAATTAATTTTTTAATAAAGGAGACAATATGTCTGAAACCGAAATTAAAGAAGAAGTAGAAGTGGTTGAGCAAAAAAATGCAGCTAACAAAGATGCAGCTCCAGCTGAGGCTACTCACCTTGAAAACGACGCTGAAGATTTAGGTGCACCAGTAGTTAAGCCTACTGATAGTAACCCAGACGCAGCGAAAAAGGTATCTAAAGTATCTGATGTTGCAAATAAAGATGCTAAGGATGGTTCTTTAGAGAAGGACAACAAACCAACTACAGCTTCTGAAGAAGTAGAACTTGACTTAACTGATGATGTTAAAGCATTAGTTTCAGCTGACGCTGATTTATCTGAGGAATTTAAAGATAAAGCTGCGACAATTTTTGAAACTGCTGTTAAGACTAGAATCAAAGAACAGTCAGCGATACTTGAAGCACAGTTTGAAGAAAAACTTGCATCTGAAACTGAAACAGTAAAAGAAGCTATGGTCGAGAAAGTCGATTCATATCTAAACTATGTTGTTGAAGAATGGATGAAAGAAAATGAATTAGCAGTAGAAAGAGGTATTCGTACTGAAATCGCTGAAGATTTTATCACTGGACTAAAAGGACTTTTCAAAGAGCATTATATTGATGTTCCTGAAGAAAAATACAATGTACTAGACGATTTAACTGGTCAAGTCAAAGATTTAGAAAGCAAACTAAACGAACAGATTGAGAAAAATGTCAATCTTTCTAAAGATGTTTCTGAGTCTAAGAGAGCAAGTTTAGTTATTTCTGTATCTGAAGATTTAGCAGACACAGAGAAAGAGAAGTTTGCTTCTATGGCTGAAAATGTTGAGTTCGATAGTGCTGAAAAGTTCCAAGAGAAATTAGAAACTATTAAAGAATCTTATTTCCCTAAAACGAAAATAGAAGAAGCTACATCTGCTGATGAAGTTGATTCTGTGGCTACGAATTTACCTGTTAACACTGGTACATCCGATGCTATGGCTGCATATACGGCCGCTATTTCAAAAGACGCTAAATAGATTCTATTTGGTGGTGATTAACAATTAAAATAAATAACAAGGAGAGATAAATGTATCTTACTGAAAATTTACAAGAAAAGTGGCAGCCAGTATTAGAGCATCCAGATTTACCAAAAATCGGTGATAGCTATAAGCGTGCTGTTACAACTGTTATTCTTGAGAACCAAGAAAAAGCAGTAAGGGAAGACTCAGAGTTTATGACTGAAGCGGCGCCTGCGAATAGCACAGCTGCGGCAGCTAACTGGGATCCTGTACTAATTTCTTTAGTACGAAGAGCAATGCCTAACCTAATTGCTTATGATGTTTGTGGCGTACAACCAATGACTGGACCAACTGGTCTAATCTTTGCTATGCGTTCAAGATATAGCACTACTGGTGGTACAGAAGCGTTATATAACGAAGCTAACACAGAATTTTCTTCTGATAATGCTACTACAAACAGCCCGACAGCATCTGGTGATGCACAAGCAGGAACAAACCCTGCAATTTTGAACGACAGCCCATCTGCTGGTACTTATACTACTAGTTCTGGTATGACAACTGCTGGTGCAGAAGCTCTAGGCGATGCTTCTACTAACGCATTTGCTGAAATGGCGTTCTCTATTGACAAAGTTACTGTTACTGCTCGTTCAAGAGCTCTTAAAGCTGAGTATACAATGGAACTTGCACAAGACCTTAAAGCGATTCACGGCTTAGACGCTGAAACTGAATTAGCTAACATCTTGTCAAGCGAAATTCTTGCTGAAATCAACCGTGAAGTTGTTCGTTCTATCTATGGTCACGCTAAAGCGGGTGCTCAAGTTAATACTACAACTGCTGGTATCTTCGACCTTGATACTGATTCAAATGGTCGCTGGTCTGTTGAGAAGTTCAAAGGACTTCTTTATCAACTAGAAAGAGATGCTAATGCGATTGGTCAACAGACTCGTAGAGGCAAGGGTAACATAATCATCTGTTCTGCTGATGTAGCTTCTGCTCTTCAAATGGCTGGTGTTTTAGATTACGCTCCTGCTCTATCTACTAACTTGAATGTTGATGATACTGGTAATACTTTTGCTGGTGTTCTTAATGGTAAGTTCAAAGTATATGTTGACCCATATAGTGCGAATGTATCTGCAAGTCAATTCTATGTTGCTGGATATAAAGGTACTTCACCTTATGACTCTGGACTTTTCTACTGCCCATATGTCCCATTACAAATGGTTCGTGCAGTTGGTCAAGATTCATTCCAACCTAAAATTGGTTTCAAGACTCGTTACGGAATGGTTCAAAACCCATTTGCAACGACTCGTGGTACTGGTGTGCTAGATGTATCTGGCGCAGTTGCTGCTGCAGACCAAAATATGTACTACCGTAGAGTTAAAGTTACAAACATTATGTAATTTTTTCTACAAAGTAGATATGAAAAAGGCACCTTCGGGTGTCTTTTTTTTACTTCCATAACTCTTATAAATAATAGTATGAAAACATTAAAACAAGTAGAACAAATAGACTGCATTTGCGAAGAAAAATATCAAGACTTAGTAATTACAGAAGCAGAGTATCAAGGTAAAAAAGTCAAACTGAACGACCCGATACGAGGTGGTAGTAAGAAGTTTTATGTTTATGTCAAAGATGGCGACAAAGTAAAGAAAGTATCTTTTGGTGATACGACAGGATTGTCTATCAAAAGAGATGACCCAGCGAGAAGAAAGTCATTTCGTGCTAGACACAACTGCGATACTGCAAAAGATAAAACAAGTGCAAGATACTGGTCGTGTTATCAATGGCGTGCAAACGCACCTGTAAATAACTAATGACAACAACGAATGTAAATAATGATAAAAGTACATGATGATTTTTTTGATAAACAATGGTTAGACGAAATATCAGATAGATTTATTAATGCTCCATGGTATGCAAACAATGTTGCTAATGCAGACACTTGGCCATATGGATTAAAAGGCACTCATAGAATTCTTGGTGATTGTTTTTATAATACCGAGTCTGACAATTATAATCATACAGACAAAAAATTAGGTAATGGATTAATAAATTCGTTTGAGCACATACAATATAAATTAAAAAGAGAAATGAAATTGTTAGTGATACATACCAATTTGCAATTTATGGGTATGGACGGCACACTTCATGTAGATGGTAATAGTAACCAATCTGCCTTTATTTTAATGTTAAGTAATGAACATTATTCAGAGAATATAGGTGGTGGTTTTTATCACGAACCTACTGACACAATTATTGATTACAAATATGGTAGACTAATAGAAATTACGGCCTCTGACCCACATAAAGGCCTATCATTTAATAAACCGGATATCGCAAGATTTTCCGTAAAATATCTAGGCGAAAATATATGACAACAACGAATGTAAACACTAGAGAACCGACCGTACTAGACTATGCAAGCCCTGTCCAGTTTAGGTTTAAGTGTTCTAAACTACCAACTGTAGAGTTCTTTTGCCAGACTGCAAACATTCCTGGCATCTCATTAGGGCAGGCGACTGTAGACACGCCTCTGAAATCAATACCTTTTCCAGGCGATGAGTTAAATTATCAAGACTTAGGTATATCATTTCTTGTAGACGAGAATCTAA